CTTGAACGGTTACATTTGGAAGTCACAAATTCTGAGCCGAGAGTACAACGCTGAACCGACCGTGCAAGACCTGGAGCGTGGCAACGAGTCAGACTTTGCCAGGTTCTTATTTAACGTATCAGGGCAAGATGCGAAACGATACGCTTCGATGATGTCGGTCATTGGTTTCTTATTGCATAACTTTAAGTCACGCTCGAAGTGTCCAGCGATAATCTTAAACGATGAGACAATATCGGATAATCCTGAAGGCGGAACTGGTAAAGGAATTTTTATTAGATCGCTTCAATATTTTAAATCGTCCGAGTCAGTTGATGGCAAGATGTTTAAATTTGACCGATCATTCCTATATCAACGTGTTAACCTGGATACTCAGATACTTGCCTTTGAAGATGTTCAGCAAGGATTCGACTTTGAGCGTTTGTTCTCAGTCATTACCGATGGTATTGAAGTGGAGAAAAAAGGACAAGATTCGTTCTACATACCATTTGAGCAATCACCGAAGATAATCGTTACTACTAACTACGCAGTACGAGGAACTGGTAATTCACACAACAGACGTAAGCTTGAATTAGAGTTTGCTCAGCACTATACCAAGACCAACACACCTCAAGATGAGTTCGGTCGGTTACTATTCGATGACTGGTCCGATGATGACTGGGATAAGTTTGACAGATTTATGATTGGTTGTGCTCAGGTTTATTTGTCTCAGGGATTAATAGAAGCTCAACACGTTAACTTAGAGTATAAAAAGTTAGTAGCGTCTACCTCGCAAGAGTTTATTGAGTGGATGGAAGATAGGTCGCTTGTGGGCGATATCAATAAGGCTCAGATGTATAAGGACTTCACGACCGAATACGAACACATCAAAACCTGGTGCAAGCCGAAACGATTTAAAATGTGGATGGATATTTACTGCCAAAACAAGAACATCCGATTCGAGCTGATAAAATTACAAGGGATACATTATTTTAGATTTTAGACTATCGAGGTCGAGTTGCTCCGATTTAGGGGAATGTTTTAACAATTTAGGGGAATGTTAGGGGAATGTTTTTAAGCAAACGTTCCCCTACTTTTTTTCGGTCAGTTATACTTTAAACGCACTTTTTGGAATTTAGGGGAACTAGGGGAACGTTTAAAAACTTTTTGAAAACTATTTTTTATTCTAAAATCTTTTTTTAGTTTTTTTTTTTTTGTAAAACATTCCCTTAATTCCCCTAAAAAGAAAATAAATACTAAATAATAGTAATAGATATACTTAAAGGCGGTTTTAAATGTTTTGAAACTTTCCCCTAAACGTTCCCCTAACTATCCCCTACTTTCCCCTAAATTATTTTACCTCCAGGTGTTGCATCGTATCAATACGATTTTGTATATTTGCAGTACAATAACCTACCATGGCAGCAAAGTACACACCAACTCAGATAACCGAGAAGTTTTTAATTGTAAATCAACGTATTGCAAATGATGAGCCATTGCGTGAAGTGCTTAAAGATATGCACATAGCTTCAAACACATGGAGTGATTGGTGTCGTTTAAGCGCTGAACATGAATTACAATACGTGCGCGCGACAGATGATAGAGCCGAACTAATATTTGAAGAAATAAAAAAAATTGCTGACGATTCCTCACAAGATTTAATTGCAACGGATCGAGGCGAGGTAGGCAATATGGTAAAAGTTCAGCGTGATAGATTAAGAATTGAAGCACGAAAGTGGATATTAGGTAAAATGAAACCTAAAAAATACGGCGACTCAATCAAGCTTACGGGCGACGCCGACAACCCGATCCAATCCAAACTAACTATTGAGGTACTTCCTGCATCGGGACGTATCGCTTCGAGCGAATCAGACATAGACGATTAACCATGCAGACCTCAGTACTATTCGAAGCCAATCTAAACGCAACCGAGCCAATCGTCGTTAACCAGGGCGGTTCGAGTAGTGGCAAGACGGTATGTATTCTGCAGGTACTAGCTATCAGAGCAGTACAAGAACCGAATAGTATCATCACAGTTGTAGGGCAAGACATCCCGAACCTGAAGCGTGGAGCTTTGAGGGACTTTCAGCAGTACGTACTAAGCGAACCTATACTTGCCGAGCAGGTTGCGAACTATAACAAGTCGGAACGAATCTATACATTCAAGTCGGGCAGCATCATTGAGTTCGAATCTTACGATAACGAGCAGGATGCCAAGAACGGTAAACGTGACTATCTGTTTCTGAACGAAGCGCAAGGTGTATCGTTCGAGGTTTATACGCAGTTGCAGATAAGAACGAAACGACAGACGTTTATCGACTATAACCCGTCGAGCGAGTTCTGGGTGCATGAAAAAGTATTAACCTTACCGACTGACGAACGCAGGTTATTAATCAGCGACTACCGACACAACCCGTTTTGTCCTGAATCCATCGTTCGGAACATTGAAGCGTTGAGGGAACAAGACGATCAGTTGTGGAAGGTGTACGGCAGAGGGATGACGGGTAAGATTGAAGGTCTTATCTACACGAATTGGCATCTAGTCGATACGATGCCAGGCGAACTAGAACGAGTTAAAGGGCTTGACTTCGGGTTTAATCACCCGACTGCATTGCTTGATGTTGCGGTGGATGAGCAGAACAAGGTTATTTACGTTGATGAGCTTGTGTACGAGAGTGGATTGATTCCGCAAGAGCTTATCGACCGAATGACATCAGTCGTTCCAACCGATACTATCTATGCCGATGCAGCACGCCCCGATACGATTGAAGAGATATTTAGAGCAGGGTTTAATATCCACAAGGCTGACAAGTCGGTTTGGGATGGCATACAGAAGGTAAAGAGCTATAAGATATACATTACACGCAGGTCAACGAACGTGATCAAAGAGATACGAAGCTACAAGTGGAAGGTCGACAAGAACGGCAAGAGTTTAGAAGAACCAGTTAAGTTCCTGGATGATGCAATGGATGCTCTGCGTTACGCTGTTTGGAATTACACAACTAAAGAAGAACTAGACTATTCATGGTAATACGACTGACATGGTAAGATTTGAATACAAGGTCTTGGACCAGCACTATAAGAGAACACTCCCGACATCGTGGAGCGAGATGACTGTTAGAGACGTACTCGAACTTCAACGGATGACCGATGCAACGCCGACCGATTACATCAGCGTGATGACATCGACACCACTCGAGCACATCGAAGCGTTCCCTAACGACCTGAAGGACATCTTATTCGATGCGTCTCAGTTTATCTATGACGAACTGCTTGTGCTTGAATCGAAGTGCCCGTATGAGTTTAAACCACTTGGAGAACTCGAGGTTGCTCAGTTCGAACATTGGCGAACACGACCAACGATGGAGCACACGTTAGCGTTACTTCACTCATCGACTGAACTGTACGCATTTAGCGGACGGATGAACTTGGTTGATTCGGTTATGGACATGCCAGCAGACATCGGATTACATTGGCAAAATTATTACAATAAAGAATTTGCAGATCATGTTAAAAAATTCGCACCTTTATACGAGAGCTATGAACCGACTGACGAAGAGGTGAATGCAGGGTACGAAGATTTAACGAAGTGGGGAGCTTACTCAACGTATGAGGAGCTAGCACAAGGTGATATCTTCAGGCTCGAACAAGTGGCTCGGCTATCAGTTGACAACGTTTATTATTATTTATTATATAAGAAAACCAAAAACGACTATCACAAGAACTTATCTGATTATGCAATACAGCGTGCTAAAAACAACCATTAAGAATGCAGTAGCTACCTTCATCGGTGAGCTAACATTCGGTATCGGAACATCCGAGCAGATGAATGCCGATGACAACATCGACTATCCGTTATGCTGGATGCTACCACCAACAGTGCAGAACAACATCGCACCGAACGGATCGCAGCTACAAGGATGGAACTTTACGCTTCGAATCGTTCAGTCGTCATCACTTGAGGCAACTCGTGATGAAGATGATGAGCTATTCAACGAAACGTTTAACATCGCACAAGGTTTGATTCGTAAGCTGTACAACGACTTCCAAGATAACACAACCGAGACTATTCAGGTCGGTCAGCTCTCGCAACTATTCAGAACTCAAGACTCCGTTCATGTGGGGTGGAACGTACCGATAACCATTAACTCAGTAACAGATAACAACTGTTGCGAACTATTCGTTTAGCGATGGACTTAACCAACACGACACAAGCA